GCATCTACTACTCGTGATACCAACATCACAATTGGTAACTTGAGCAAGAACGCCGCTAACCCAGTCATCGACACCTACAACGCATCGACTGCGAAAAACGGTATTGATGTCATCGCTGGTAACACTGAAGGTTTCTCCATCGGTGCTAACTACGACGGTACTCCAACTGGTGGCGCTACTCCTCTTGGTCTTACTCTTGAGAAGTTGAAGGCTGCTCGTCGCACAATGTTGCGTCTTGAGGCTATCGGTCAAGACGACGTAGTTAACTGCTTCCTTACTTCGACTCAGTTCAACGACCTCCTTGGAATCGACGAGATCATCAACTCTGACTACGCCGTACGCAAGTCTCTTGCAGAAGGTTCGGTCACTACGTTCATGGGCTTCCGTTTCATCCAAACTGAGCGTCTTGGACTTAGCAGCGACGGTACTAACGACGACGAGCGTCGTGTTATCGTTGCAACTCCTAAAGCACTTAAGATGTCTGTTGGTACAGCTCTTAAGGGTGATGTATGGCGCGTTCCTTCCAAGAAGAACATCCCTTACGTATACTTCAAGCTTTGCGCTGAAGCATCTCGTATGTGGGGTGAGGTCACTGGTGAGATCCGTTGCCTAGAGTCCTAATCTAGTCTGTAGCCTCCCCTGTGATTCGGGGGAGGCTACTTTTCTTTTTATGCCTACAGAAGTAAACAAGTTGGATATCCTTAACTCTGCCCTACGTATGGTAGGCAGTTTTCATATTGACGCTGCCGACGAGTCGAGCACCACATATGAGATATCCACACGCGCCTATTCACAGGCGGTCACTGAGTTATTCGGGGACAACATTTTTAATTACAACACAAAGCGGGCGACCTTAACAGGCGTTGTGTCTACAGAGTTTAAAAACTTTGGATACGAGTACACACTTCCTGCCGACTTTAATTTATTTTTATACGTAGAGAGTGCAGAAGACATTCTTGTTTCCGATTTCCGATTTGCAAATGGTAAGTTGTATTCAGACGAAACATCTCTTAAGATTACGTACACATATGTTCCCGATTTGGAAACATCTGCAGCTGGTCTACCAGCGTTTATTACACGACTGCTTACACTGCACATGGCGCAGAACATGAGCATCGAGCTTTCTGGTTCTGAGAATCGACATGAGATTCTACACAAGCAGTACGTTCTTGCTCTTCGCAGAGCACGTACACTGGAGGGTCGCCAAGGACCTGCTCAAACATACATCAATGACGGAAACTCTCAGTTTATAAGCGCACATCAACGGTATGGCTCGATATAGTAATGTTCAGACAGACTTCTCAGGCGGTTTAATAAGTGATTACGTTCTTGGACGTACCGACATTAAACGTGTGGCTAACTCTGGACGTACGTTCAGAAATTTCTTTCCGTCACTACAAGGACCTGCTATTTTCCGTACAGGGTTTAAGCATTACAACTCTACCGAGTACCCCACAGATGATGTTGTATCCGTGGATGTTATTTTAGCAACAGATACGCCGTACAGGGCTGTATTCTCGCCGTCCCAGATTGAGATCTTTGATTCTGAAGGGTTATCAAAGGACATAGTACCTACGTCATACTCGGCTGCTGATATCGAGGAGCTTCGATTTAGTTCTGAGACGGGGGAGTTGTACATAGCACATGGAAGACACAGACCCAGGAAGTTAAAAGCAGACCTTTCGTTTATATCGTCATCCCTAGTTTCTAGTGATAGCTACACATTGCTGTCTCAAGAGGGACTTGAATTACATGCTAATGTTGAAGTGCAGGGTGATGACCAGTGGAGCTTAACTGACTTAGAATTCGACGTAGAGCCTTTCTTGGACAAAGAGCCTAGTTCTAATAAGTTTAATATTTCTCAAAATGAGAGGTACGTAAAACTACAAAGCGATCTAGCACCTTTCAGCGTCATAGCTACAGACTTTACTGACAACTCAAATGCGTACAGCAAGGATTGGTATGTGGAGTACGCAGTTGACGGAACTAAGTTTTTAGGAAAAGCCGTGCATGCAGGCACTACTGCAAACTACACACTAGCTGATCCAACAAGCAGTGTTTTATATATTGAACCTGTAGTCTCTGTGTTGGACATTGAGGATGACGCAGCTCAGTTATATCTATTAGATAGTGATGAAGTAGACGAAGTAGTATCTCCATCAGTAAGTCAGGCTTTAGAGTTGGACGGAGTCGATGAGGATGAAATACACCTACGCTCTGACACTGTTATCTTTAACTCAGGGTTTGCTGATTCGTGGGTTCGTGTGTCGGATGACAGGCGAAACAATAATGTCGTTGTTGGGGAGACCCGAAGTCTTACCCGTTGGGTTAAGATCAAAGAACACATTGGCACAGAAGACCACCCAGTAGAGTTCTTCAGGGGCACATATGATAATAGTGTTTATAAGAATGGCTCTGTGTACAGAATATACGCTGGATTCGTCGCTGGCACATTGTATATGGCAGGTCCTGACACACAGGGTAGTCTTAAGATATGTAACGCTGTGTTACAGCACAATGGAAACAGAACCTACACCTTTGTTAACACATTATCGACAGCTAACCCTCACAACAGCACAAACCCATCTCCCACTACAGGGGCGTATACGATCGGTAATTTATCCACCCAGAAACAGTTTGATGTTGTAAGCTGTTACAACTCGGCAGACGGAGTACCTAAAGTAGAGGAGTACAATGCAAGCACCAACACAGGTGGCAGTCTAGTTGTACCAACTACCCTAGACGTTGTTACTGCTACGGAGGTTGCAAACGATGCACTGATGAATGCGACTAGTTCTGTGTTCCAACCTACTGATGTAGGTCGCCACATACTCGGACGTATGGAGTCTGGTAACACCTATATGGAGATTGTTCGGTTTAACAGTGTAACTCAAGTTATAGTTAAGCTGTTAAACGCAGTTCCTCGTGATAAAAGAACGCTTGCCTTTGAGAATGGAGGATCGTTTGAAGATGTTAAGCTAGGCGCTTGGTATTTTGATAACTACCCTCGAACAGTGGCTAAGTTTGAACAGCGTCGTATCTTTGGTGGCACGTATGAAAGTCCAAATTTTATTTACTACAGCCGAGCTAACGACGAAACGAGCTTTCAGCCAACACAGGATGACGGAGAGGTTTTAGACACAGATGCTATTACGTACGCACTTTCTAATCGAAACGCAGCTGTCCGTTGGATTAATGCAGCTAAGGATTTAGTTATTGGCACAACAGGTGGTATCTACCGCATTGTTCCTAATCAGTACCAGTACGGTATTAGTCCTAAGACAATTCGTATGGAGCTTACTGAAGAAGAACCTTGTGAACAACAAGCAGAGACAGTAGCAAGTTCTGTGTTCTACCCTGACCAGTCAGGTACTCGCCTAATGGAGTACAAGTACGATCAGTCACTGAACAGTTCATCTTCTAATGATGTTTCCAAGCTGATATACCCAGTGTTCCTTCAAGACGCCATTGCACAGATTTCCTACCAGCATACACCACAGCCCCGAATCTGGGCTCGTACTGTATCTGGTAAACTCTACTGCCTGTCTTACCACAGACAAGAGGAGTTTTATGCGTGGTCTGAGCAAGACCTCGGTCCTGATGCAAAGGTCTTAGATATATCAGTACTTCACAGAGGCACAGGAACAAGACTAGATAAGGTGTGGATTATTGTTAAACGTGACGGAGCTACGTACACAGAAGCGTTAGCAGAAACAGACCCTGTACAGCTTACTAGCTATCCAATGTTGGACAGCCACATTGTAATTGACAACACACTTACTACTTATACACCATTTACAGGGTCTTGGTCTGGTAGTGGTATAGATAGTCAGTCTCCAGGGACGGAACTCAATGAAGATACAGCGAAGTACGGTAACGGCGTTGAACTTGATTATACTGTGGGATTCACTAACGTAGCAGATATTACGTTAAAAACTCCTATACCATCTGGAAAAACTGTACAGATTGCATCAACAATTATTTCACAAACAGGGAATTGGAAATGGCAATTTTTAACATCAGATGGGAGTGATGCAAGCCCTCCTTATTTTAATTCTAATTCTACTAATATTACTGAAGATGACGTTATCACTACAACTGCCGACGCTACTCAACTTCGCTTAAGGGTTTGGAATGGTGGGACTTTAGAGATTAGCAACATATCAGTAACCTACGAAGGGCAAGAAACGCCTGCTGCAAACACTGTAGACGTTAGCTCAAGATTTGGAGCAGGTGATACTGTTGCAGTTATCGAAGACGCTGTGTATACAGGCGACCAGACGCTTACGGACGGTACAGTTACTCTGCAGTCTGAGAATGCAACTAAGATAATCGTAGGACTTCGCTACAGCGGAGAGCTGCAGATGATGTTCCCAACGTGGGATGCACAGAATAAACCAGCATACGCCGCAGACACAGCACGTATTGTGTCTGTACGTCCTTTCTTAATTAACACATGGAACTACATGGTTGGTGTTGGAGACAGATTTGAAACTGTCCGTGTGTCTACAACATACGGCAACGGTGGAGGCTTTACAGGCTTTGACAAAGAACGTCCTGTAACTGGATCTACTTTCGGCGTTGACAATGTACCAACTATTAAGCACGAAGAGCCTTACCCCTTGACGGTTGCATCCTTAACCACTAAAACAGATTTGAACTAACATGGCTGCCCCTATAGTAATTGCAATGACCGCAATAAGCGGTCTAATCTCCTACCGAGCTGCACAGCAAAACGCTGATGCACAGGACATGGCAGCGGATGCTGCTGAAGCACAAGGTCAGTACGACGCACAGATTAATGTCAACAATGCAACTGACGCTGTTGCTCAGGAAAGCTTCAAAGCATCTGCTGCCGAAGCAAACAAGTTTCGTGATCTTGAAGCTAATCAGCGTAAGCGAGAGGCTCTTGCTAAGAAGATTGATGCTGATTTGGCTACCAAAGAGATAGCAATGGCGTCCACGTACGGAACATTTGAGGATACATTTAAGATGTACGACATGGATGCAAACAACCAACTTGCCAGCTTTGACTATGATGCTTCTGAATCTAGCTATCAGTACAATTTACAAGCAGGAGAGGCTGGACGTAAACGCAACTTAGCGTGGAGTCAAGGTCTTGCTCAAAGAGAGCTAACACTGGCTTCTGCTGCTAATCGAGCTACTCAGTTCAGGAATCAGGCAGATAACACTCGTCTGTCTGGATTAGGTCAACTAGCAGGGGCAGCCGCCTCAACCGCATCTGCCTACAGCGAAGCGTACCCTTAGTAAAATATATAGAATGGCTATTCAATTAAACACCCAGACCGCACAGCAAAAGCAAGCACCCTTTTCAGCATTCGACACGACATCCTCTTATCGTAGTGGGTTGTCTGGTGTAGCACAGGGTCTGAGTACGGTGGCAAGTGCTGCTTCTCGTATGCATGCTCTTAAAACAAGGCAGAAGGAGCAAGCTCAAAACTTACTTGCTGGTGAAGCGTTCTCAGCTTACGAAGTAGAGCTAGACCGCGTATCTAATGAACTTGATGCAGCTTACAAAGCAGGCAATACTGCTGTAATAGAAGCAAAGAAAGCTGAGTTTGCGGCGCTTGAAACACCAGAGTTTAACAATTACTTAGGTGAGAATGCCGGTGGTACGATTGATAGCCCAGAAGCAATCGCTCCGTATCAGCAACGTGGTTCTGTAGCGTGGGGTCGGATGAACAACTCGTTTGAGGTAAAGGAGCAATCCAGCTTAATCTCTCGCAAGTCTAGTGACTATTTATCAGAATCAAGAGGCTTGGTTACAAAAGCAATCACAGGCAACCCCGCAGGGCTTGACCAAGAAGGGTACACGACTGCGTTAGCCAGCCTAGACCCCACATCTGTTGCTTTTCAGAACCTAGTTAAAGCACAACCTAATGATGAAACACGGGATGCGTTTAAGAGGGATGCAGCCAGTAATGCGCTGGGTGTTATCAAGCATCAGTTAAAAACAGCAACCAGTGTTGAAACCTTAAATGAGCGTAAAGAACAAGGCGACGAGTTTTTAACTGCAAGTGGATCTGAATACGGGTTTACCCCAGAGCAGGTGTTACAACTTGAGGATCTGTATAGCAGAACGTATAAAGCTGTAAGCGAGCCTGAACATTTAGTTGCACAGGCTGAAAAAGAATACACTGCATTTGAGTCTTCTTATGACAACTTCTGGAGCTTAACCAAAGCTACCGATAGTGTAGACGCTGCTGTAAAACTGGAACAGATGGTAATTCTTGCAAAAGACAACCCTCTTATTACAAAAAAATACAAAGAAGAACTTGCAGAGGCTGAAGAGGTCTTAAGTATGTTTTTGCCAACAGTCGATGCTAATGGAGATCCAATAAGTGACTCCTCTACAGTAGATCTTCTTGCACGGCAATTTATTCGTAAAAAACCAGACCAACGTCCATCGTTTGCTGACTTCCGCCAGCTTGTTGA